AGGCGGAGCAAGAGCCGCTTGCGCGGCAGCCGCTGCTTCAGCCTCAGCAAGTCGCTCCTCAGGAGACTTCATGCTGCCTAGATCCAATAGATCCAGTTGCTGTAGAGCTCTGTCGATACCAGGATAGACGCCATCTTCAATAACTTGGTTCTGCCTACCGATGCGCAGAGCTTCTTCATCAACGATCCCCATTTCCACATCTATCTTAAAAGCCTCAGCCTTGTTCTTATAGATAGTGGACTTATCGAGATCACTGGTTTGCCAGAGTGGGTTCCACTCATAATAAATTTGAGGATCCCTGCTTCCGAAAGCAGAACGAATAAGAACTTCATCAAGCCTGTTCAATGTTGGAGAAAGCTCGTTCTCTTGCTCTGAGGCAATGCGATCATAGTAATTGCGAGTATCGGACTCACCAGTAGATGAAAGACCAGCGGGAGATTGACCAAGCATTCTCGTTGCTGGAATATCCGCCGCGCCGCTTGTCATCAACAGAAACATACGAAGTATCTCAGGCAGGGCTGAAAATTGAGTATCTATACGATTCCATTCCTCAGTCGTATCCAGTATAATCGTATTAATTATGCTCTTTGCCATATTCGCGTATTGGAACCTAGCAGTCAAACGATCCTGATATTCCTGATTAGACATAGACCTGCTTAGATCAGGAACTTTGATAACATCAAGCTTAGCTTCGCTCACCATCGTGGCGATACTGCTTGCCACAAGAGCCGAAGACTTTATTGCCTCCATTGCTACTTGGAGGACCGAGTCTCCCCACCCCTCGTTGTTAAGAGAGTCGTCCGCAAGGGGGAGTCCTCGGAAAGCAACGACTCTTGAAGGATGGATACGCAAGTAGTCCGCATTAGGTAAGGTCTCAGAGGCGCTGATAGTTTTGGTATAGAATTCTGGCTCGTTGTAATAGGGTGAGGTGATATCTTTATTGAGCTTTTCGACTCCGATTCCATAGCGGGATACCACGTGAATAAACTTTAGATCGCCCTGCTTAATCTTCTCAAGATCAAGCTCCTGCTGCGGGGAGCCTTGATCCACCCCAAGGATTAGAGCGGCCCCGCCATATAGACGTGACCAACAAAGAGCTTGACGAACCTTCTTGGGTATCTGGAGATCGGCCTCTAGATCTTCTAGAACCTCAACATTACCAACTTCGGACATCCATTTCCGCCATTCGCGGGTAGCGTCTTGGGCTGGACAATCAACAATTTTCCTGGCTACCCAATCAGAGCGATATACTGCATCAAGCTCCTGTCGCTGGACCGGGATAAACTGATATTGGGAATACATGCTCTTGTCCTTTCCGGTCCCAAGTCCGGAAAGGAAGTTAATAAAGGAATCACCAAATTTTATTTGGGATTTATTGGGATCTGGTTGAATCGGTACCATCCGTGGCATCGGTACCGGGGTGGACCTACCGAGGAAGCGACTAAAGAAACTCATTATCCAGTCACCCACTTCAGGGTAGTATCGTAGAGGCTCTCAAGCATCAAGCTGGCGAGTCCCCATACGAGAGCATCGACCCGGTCTGGAGAGTGGCCGGGGTTCTCTTTCTCATAGTTCGCCGTGAACCGGCACATTTGATCTTCGAGCTCGTGGAAATGGCCGACATGACTAACCCGCCCTTGCTCATAGAGCATGGCAACAGGTTCCGCACGAAGATACTTTCCCCTCTTGGCTTGAACAAACTTGATTGGGATGTTTGGCTCGATCTGCTTGATGACAGTCTCAACAAGTCCTCCGCCTAAGTTTCCTTCGGCCACAACGTAACTTGCTTTTGAGTTCCGAAAAACATCCACAACTTTCTGGCCCCAGACGGCAGGAGATACTCCATGAGTCGAGTGATCTCCAACGATATATCCTCTTTGGTCTGAGCCGAGACCGCAGGTAATGATTCCACACTCATTAGCAGAAGCCTTGTCACTCGTAGCAGGGTCCACAGCCACAACAATGAGCCCCAACTGAGGATAACTTTTTCCTTCTCGATATTTATCAATATTTTGCCGTTTCCACAGAGCTCCAACGACGTCTTCAATTAACTCTCCATAGATTTCTTGCCGGCCAAGAGTAGAGTTCTGGTAACTCTTAACAATCGTTTCAAAGAATTTCTTGGAGAGATTGGCACGATTGGAGAAAGTCGTAGCTCTAGTGACTACTGTGGAGGGCTCGTGTATGATTTCCTTGAGCAATGATAACGGGCGAGGCGTAGTGGATATATAGATGCGTGGGGAGTGGAATCCTGGATATTCTAGACGAAGAGCCAGGCTCATTAACTGCCAGCACTCTTCCAGATATCTCCAGGTCGCTAACTCGTCTGCCCAGACAAAGTGAAGGTTTGGACCACGGAACCGCTCCGGTTCCTCTGCGCTGAAAGCGAGGGCAAACGATCCATTCGGCCAGACCACGCTCCTCTTAGTGGGAATGTGTCGTGGTCGCTGGCCCGGCTCCCAGTGCAGGCCCATGATACCGCTTGCTCCGTGGATCATAGTATCGCGAACGTCTGATCGCGTGGGTCCAACCAGGCCCATTCGGATACCAGGATAAGTCAGAGCAATTTCTTTCATGTACTCCGCGCCAGAACGAGTCTTACCAGCGCCACGACCACCGAAGAACAGCCACGTTGTCCAGTCTCCGTCTGGCGGTAACTGCTCAGGGCGAGCCCAAAATTTCCAGGAATTAACTAGAGCGTTAAGATCTTTCGCGGGTAAACTGGCGAGCACCCCCTTGATTTGATCAAGAGGAAGTTGAGCTAATTCCTGTGAACTAACCACTTTCCTTTATTCGCACTAACCGCTCAAGAATAATCTCGGTATTGACAAGAGCCTCTTCATCATCCTCGTCGCCCTGCTCATTGAACCTATAGGGATCAGGAGCAGTGACTTTCGCGGATGGTTCGATCTCTCTCCAAGATTCCGGAAACCTTATGGACATCATCCTAAGCCAACCAGAGGCGTTGAATGATTTCCGTGTAATGCCGCTATGGCCAATATTCTCCCAATATGCCTGACAGTTCTGCCTTGAGATATCAAGAGCAACGGCGAATGACTGAATCTTTCTTGCCCACTGGCGAATGACAGCGAAAGGAATACCAAGTTCAACACTGATGGCGACCAGAGACTGACCTTTAAGACCGCGACCGATGTAATACTCTTCATACTCCGGTCGATATCGGAAGCGATAATCCCCAATAACGATATCATATTCCGGACAAGGCTGATATTCTGGATTCAGAAACCAGAGACCTGCGTCAGGTCTATCAGCCTCCGGCCCTTGCACAGTTCCTCGGAGGGGAACAACCTTTCCACCATCAGTGCCGTCAGAGGGGTCGTCAGACATTGGGCTTTTAGCCTTCCCCAAAACGAAATGAGCGGAGTTTCCTCCGCTCATGTTATGGGGTACAGTGACCATCCCCAAAGGGGGCAGGTTATGCGTTTACACTCTAAATCCCAAAAAGAAAAATAGCAATGTTACCAAATGCCGCACTTGCGCCTTGCGGCTTTGCCCCAATTATGCCTTATTTCAAGCATTGACTATTAAAATGCGAGAATCCTCGATAATACCATTCAGAAGCTTATCGCGAAACGGAAAGATTCCTGATCGGGGAGGATATGGAATAATAGACATCTCTGAATTATTGAATAATCTTCAAGAAAATATTCATATCGATAATATCTCTAATGTATCTAAAGAAATAATTCTCAATTCTAAAAGAGATGTAACCTTAAGAGAAATTATAATTGAGTTAGTGTTTAAATCAGACACAGATCACTGTATATGTTGGAATAAATTCACCAGCTGCAGACCACAATTATTCATTAAACGAAGAGTAAAAAGGTTGGCCCGAGAAATTATGGAACGCAAATATGGATCTTGCTTAGATAAAGAAGCAGCTCACATCTGCGGTAATCCGTTTTGTATTAATCATAAGCATATCTACTTAGCAACTCCTGAAGAAAATAGAGCAGATATAAAACTGCATAGGATGGTTACAGAAATCTTATAATTCTCAAACAAATAATCCCTTGCGTCTACCTCGATTTCATGGTACAATGCCACAGTACACTCATGTCGAGGGACTAATCATGCCGCGAGAAGCAACCGTTAGGATTTCTTCTTTCAATTATTCTCGTGAACACGATGCTCTCGTAAATGTATTCAAGCTAAGAAGAGAAATAGGTCTATTTCATGAGCCAAGACTACAAGTTGCTCAGTCTTCATGGCATAGACAATGGACGCATAGTTCGCCTCAAATAGTGGACCTATGCAAGTCCTTTAACCTCATTCAGTATGAAGTAGAAAACAACATTCTCGAAAATAAGCTTTCAGCTCAAAGGAGCCCACCCCGAGATATAGAATATATCTTAAGATGCATTTCCTGGGTGATTCAACAAATTGA